TAAAAATTATAGGAGGCAGCCTGAGCAAGCCTTCAAAAATGCCTGGATGGTCAATTGGACTACCGGCCAAAGAATGTAAAACAGGGTCCAAGCTCCGGCAGGTTAAGGGCTCAACATGTTACGACTGTTACGCCCTCAAGGGCTGTTACGTCTTCAAGGTTGTCCAAGATGCACAATACAGGAGACTGGCAGCTATAAAGGACCTGCGATGGGTTCAGGCAATGACTCACCTAATTAACAGCAAGAAGGCAGACGTCTTTAGATGGCATGACAGCGGCGACGTCCAGGACCTGGAACACCTTCAAAAAATTTACGAAGTTTGCAGGTTAACACCCAGCAAGCGTCACTGGCTCCCAACCCGTGAAGCATGGATCCAGAAGCATTTACAGGACAAGCCCAGTAACCTGGTGATCAGGTTCTCCATGCCAATGGTAGACCAAGCCCCAGCCGGCAGCTTTGACAACTATTCAACAGTGGTGAAGAGCGGCGCAACGTGCCCAGCTCCGAAGCAAAACAATGAATGCAGAGACTGCAGAAACTGCTGGAATTCTGAAATAAAAAATATAGCATATGGAATACATTAATGTTTGAATTTAAACACCCAAAATATTATAAAGAATTACGTAAGCTGCGTAATAAATCGGATCAGGCCATTAGCTCTAAAAATCGCGACGGCGAGTGCGAGCGTGCGCCGGATCCGGGCCACAAGCAGCAAGCCTCAAGCTTCAAGCAACAAGCTTCAAGCGAGGTTGGTTCGAAAGCTTTAAAGCTTTTGGAAAAATAAGTCACAAGCCTCAAGCCCCAAGCAGCAAGCTTCAAGCGACAAGCCAAATGAATCAAGAGCCTTGATCCCTGAACCAGGGTACAAGCGATATTGAACATGTTTAGAGGACCTTGGACCAAGGGCCTCTACCAAGATGAAACTATTCTGTGGGTGGTCGTGATGGAAGGCAATTTGGTGTGGTGAAAATCTTACCTTGTTACTCTTCGTGACTTTGAGTTCTACAGTGAAAAAGTGCCCAGAATTATTATAGCCCAATAGATCAGGAGTACCGGAAAGACTAATATTTTCAAGTCTATTCCAGATAATTTTGGGAGTTTTAGACTTAAGTTTTTGATATAATTTACGCTCTGGTCCCATAGTTTTTTAGGGGTAACACTGTCATTCATTAGTAGTCTTTTCCAAGCTTCTCAGGCATAAGAATCTTGGATGACTTTTCTGTTTTCAAAACCAATCTATGAGTTGTTTGACCTTTAAATCCTATAATTGGTTGTGCGTTTTCGTGTACTTCCATTCTTTTTATCTCGTGTAGCTTTCCATCTTTCTCTACCATGATGACTGCGTTTTTAATTGTATCTGAACCTTGAGTAAACTGATCAAGGAACTGTTGTAGATCCATAACCCTCATAGTTTACTAAGACTCTTACTTAAATCTTTTATGATTCCTTTTTGGACTTCAATTTGATTTTCTAAATTCACTATCCCATGATTTTTCATTTGTAAAGCATAAACTTCTTTTCTTAACTCACTATTTAATTTTTGATGAGATTTATTTATCTGCTCCAAATCTTCAACTCTAGACTTTAAATTTTCAATTATCTTTTCCAAATCGTTGTCTCCTTTCTCTAAATTCATAGTTGACAATATAGGATAGTTACCTTAAATTGTCAATATGGGTTTACCAAAAAGACTTACAGAAATGCAAATGAGATTTGCTGAATTTTTAGTATTCGGTGATGAAACAGGACCACTAACACAATCTGAAGCTGCAGTCAAAGCAGGCTATTCACCTAAACGTGCAAGACAAGAAGGGTCTGAACTTTGTAATCCAAGACTCAGTCCTTTAGTTGTAAAATATATAGGTGAGTTAAGAGAAGAAAGAGTTAGAAAACATGAAGTGACTTATGAAGGCCACGTAGCAGAACTTGCTAGGTTGAGAGAAGCCGCTTTAAAAAAAGGAAGTTTTTCCTCAGCCGTAAATGCTGAAGCGAATAGGGGAAAAGCAGCAGGATTATACATAGATAGAAAAATAATAAAAACAGGTAAGTTAGAGGATATGTCAGAACAAGAACTAGAAGCAAAAATGAAACAAATCTTAAACGACTACGAGCCTCTGTTAAATGTGACTCCATCTATATCTTCTGAATCTTCTTCACCCACTGACGAGGGATCATCGTCCGATCCCCAAAACTAAAACTACCATCATCTTCTTTATCGTAAGAAGCAAATAATTTAATTGAAACTTTATCTTTAGAATATAACCAACCCTCATTGACTGGTCTAGCTAACTTCATCTTATCAAATTCTTTTTCATTAGCCCACCCGCTATCACTTACGCAATCGATCCATTCTACTCTTACCTTTGCGTAGGGGATGTCGCTTACGCTTGACTGGTTTACGTTTACTTTTCTTTTTGTTTTTTTTCGTGGCATAGTAATAGTCCGGATTGTGTACCCGGTTGAGCATATCAAAAAAGTTTTCCTCTGTCATCATCCTATTTACCGCCTCGTATATAAGGGATCTAGAAAGTTTCAAAGTTTTCAAACTTTTTCAAACCTTTCGCGGAAGGCCTTTCTGTATATCCCTATAGGTGGACAAAATAATGTGTCCACCTAAACGTAATTTGTCCAAAAAGTGTCCACCCTAAAGTGAGTGTTTATGCGGTAAATAAGCCAAAAGTACAAAAGTACACTTTTTTTTGCTCCAAAAAAAGTTTCATAAAATTTTTAAAACTTTTTAGATCTCTTATAGTGCAACTCTTGCCTTCTTTTCGCCATAATGCTTCCTTAAAGCTGCCACTTTGTCTTCATTTTCAGACACAATTAGTAGCAGTTTATCAATTTCGCCTGTTATATCTACGTGCTCGGGTATTACCAGAGTCTGATCATTAATTAGATCTATCTTCAACAGTGCATCTTCTATAGCAGCATCGTATCGTTTCATCAAGGCCTTAAACATCTGATCGTTCATTTCTTCTCCTTTCCGAGTAACCTTCAGTTTGTCTTAAATCTTTATCTTGCCAAAAATTAATGGCTTGTTTTCTACATTCTTTTGCTTTAGCATGTTGGCCATCATTTTCTAGCCAATCTGCATGTATTATTAGTATTTTATTCATTTGTGGCGAAGTCTGACGCCTTGATTTGTACATTTGCTTTCTCCTTTTCATCAAACTTTAATTCATGGTACATATCTAATCTTTTTAACCATTTATGTTTCCACGATCTTAAGTCTGAATCTTGTAGTTTAAATTCTTGATAGTATAAATCTGGAGTGCATATCATTATGACTCCTTGTCTAATTTTAGAACCATAGACATAGTCATGTGCCATAGCATAAGCTGAAATCTGTAAAAAGTAATCTTCTATCCAGTCTTCTCTCTTAGGTCTATTGGATTGTTTAAAATCTACAATAGTTTCTAAACCATTATGTAAACAAACTAAATCAGTAGACCCAGCATAAAGGCCAGGATAATGTAATGTAACTTCTGATCCATAGTATTCTTCAACAGGCGTAAGGCCCACGTCAATAACTTTTTCGGCCATGGCTTTCGCCTTCTGTCCGATTGTTGAAAGATCATCGTACCCAGTACCGAGTATATAGTGCTCCAAGAATTTGTGCATGGCTGTTCCCCGCCTACTAGATAGATTTTTGATTCGTTCTGCTTCTTGTTCTCCAACTTTGGCCTTCCAATCTTTTAAAAATTGTTGATCTTTGGTAGCGCCTAATATCGTAGTTACACTAGGAAGTCTAGAACCATTTACGTCATAAAACCTGGTCCCTGTTTCTTGGTCCGTGGTGCTTGTGCCACGTATATAGTTGTATTTATTAGATTTTTTTATACCTTTAATCTCGTTACCAATGTTATGAAATTCCTCTAAATCTTTTTCATCCATCATAGTAAAATGGCTCCGGTAACAAGGCCAGCTATAAACCAAACTATTTCATTTCGGTAATATAAAGACCATATCTTAAATCTTTCCATATATTTTTTCATAATTTATTTTTTAACTCCTTTAAATATTCTTCGTTTTCTTCTTCTATATCTTCTTTAGTTTTTTTACTAAAGATTCTATTAAACTCTTCTTTATATTTTTTAGTAGGAATCCTACTCCTACCATCCCACGGTCTATCCTTTTTATCTTTCATAAAATTTAAAAACTTCCTTCGCTTTTTTTATTTTTTCTTTATGAACCATGTAAGGTATTAATTTTTTAAGGACCTGGTAACTTTGTCTATGGGTAGTTTGCCAACGTAACTGTGGTTTGTACCCTTTCTTTCTAGGTTTAATCTTAACCAAGTGTCCAGTCTTAAAATAATGAAAAATTTTTTTCATTATACCAAAGTCAGTATTAACTATTTCCATACGAATCGTAGTACATGGATATCTTTTTTTCATCATGGGATTATATTTATGAGTAATGTATTTACAAATAGAACCTTCACCTTCAAAAAAACCAGCAATGTATCTTATATCTATTTTTTTCATTCTAGACTCATCGCCGCTCTATAGTCATCCAGGTTAACAACTTTATCATTCATTATTTTAGCACCGTAATGATCTATTATTTTTTGAATTTGTGGAAGTTTAACATGTGCATAAGGCCAAAACAAACAACACACATAATACGCGTCTCTAAATCCACAACGCCATCTGTATTGCATTTTTTTACCCATAGAAGTTTTATGTGGTGGTCTTTTACCTACAGTACCAACCCCTAAAACTTCATGTATATATCTAATGATAGATTCATCAGTCATTGATACTTCCATTCTTATACTCCAAGTAGGATAAGCTTTTTCGTTATTCCTTCTCTTTCTCATATATTGTTTATATTGTATGTTTCCCTCGCCATCAAACAATCCTGCGAGATACGCTATTTCAGTTTTTTCCATTTTTTACTATTCCTTTCATAATAGTTGTCCAAGGATTGAGATCAAACTCAACCCTAGTGCAACTTAACAACAGAAACGTCGTCAATAAGATTATCGTCAACCGTTTCATAAAATTCTCCTTCAGAGTCACAGTCCCAACACTGATGAACCATTTCATCGTGGTAGTAACTTGCAACTTTTACGAAGCCATTACCTTTGCAGGTAGGGCAAACTAATTTCTTCAGTCTACTTAATTTTAACTTTGCCATTTAACTTTTTTACTTTCTCATTTGCTATTGACTCAATTGTTTTAGATATACTTAATTTTGCGTCGGGCAATAATACCTTCGACAAAGCTTCTAAAACCTTGTATGTTTCTTTTGTTAGAGAAACATTTTTGTATTTATTCATGTCTGTCATGCGTGTTCCTTTCATATTTAAAATCTAATATAGGTGATATTATAGGATTGTCAATGAAAATTTTGTTAAGTTTAATAATTTGTTCACAAGTTGCAGGTACCTGCATGCCCCCATATCCATGGCCGGAAACATTTAATACTCAGTATGATTGTTTGATGTTTGGCTACGAAGAATCTATTAGAAAAATGGAAGAGCTTGGTAAAGAAGAAGTTAATAAATATAATATGTTTATAAGGTTTACTTGTACCCCAGAGAATACAATTTGACTTTATAACAAGATTATGATAGTTGCTTAGATCTTCTCACCATTACCTACCCTTACTATTTCCCTCTTTTAGGGTAGGTTTATTCATACAACCCCTACAGTTTCCGTGCACGTACTCCTGTAGAAGCAAAGGCTCCGAGGCTACCCTTGCGGGTCACAGCTTGACGTACAGGGAATAGCGCGAGGCATTATTTGGACGCCGGTCCTTTTCAATTTTGTTATCTACACATACAACCGATCCAGTTTCCACTGCCATCGTTCATTATATGTAAATTTAATTCAGTTACATAACCTGTTAGTTTTAGTCTCAATATCTCACACAAATCAAAACAATCTACGTTGCTTGTCAACACTATTCCATCCATCATCTTTTTTGTGACTGGTATCAGTTGATACAGTTCGTCGTTCCAAATTATTAGTTCCATTGCCAGTTATTTGCTGCTTCGTCTAGTTGTTTTAGCAAGTTGGTCATTGGTCCTTGTTCCATGAAATAATACAGCTTTTAATCCAGGTGCTTGTATCTCGACATTGACACCATAACCACGCCATTGTTGTTTCATTATGTTTAGTTCAAGTAAAAAGGTACCCCACTGTTTTTGTGATATACCTTTAGGCTTGATGGTTATTATTTTTTCTTTACTCATCTCAACCTCTCTATATCAAGAATAAATTGATGACTGATACAATGTTGTGTCAACATACTTTCAGTAAACTTTTCTTTAGTATTTATATCTACTTTAGGCCATTTACTGTCTCCAGACCATGCCATACCACCATATAAACCTGCATCTAATAATGCCTGTCTATATATCTTCCATCTTTTCCAAGATGCATTGATAGCTTTTTGACGTTTAGGAGTCATACGTTTAGGCTTACGCCAGTTAGTATGCTTCATCATTATTTCGTACGCTTTTTCAGTACAATCTAGTTTATGAGCCATTAGTTTAACTGCGCCTCCTCTTTGTCCATTTTAGCATGAATGTATCTATGGTTTGCTTCTTCTTCTAAAGCAGTTTGAAAAGTATCTTTTACCTTTTCAGTAG